AGATTGTTCGTGAAAGATATAGTAATGAAATTGGTTATGTTCATTTAATGTCTGGTAAGAGCAAACCACATATCGTTTCAGAAGTGTACAACAAGATAAGACAATTTGAACAAGGGATTTTATAATGACAAAGCAAGAACTATTAGAAAATCATGTATTTCTTTGTGACACAGCAAGAGAGTTAATGAAGAAAAAGAATGCAGATTATGCAGGTCGTTCTGGAACAGAACCATTCGCAAATTTTACTCGGGTAGAGTCAATGGGTATTTGCTCAACAGAGCGTGGTATGCTTGTTCGTCTTACAGATAAGATGAGTCGTCTTTCTTCTTTTGTTGAAGCAGGAAAGATGGAAGTTGCAAATGAATCATTTGAAGATACCGTTGTTGATGTTATCAACTACATGGTTCTTCTACACTCATATATCAAGGATAAGAATGCCAAAGTTTGAAGTATTGCTTGGTGATAATAGAGAAATTCTAAACTCTCTACCGGAGTGCTCTATTAATACTTGTGTAACATCACCGCCATATTTTGCTCTTCGTGATTATCATAATGATGATCAGATTGGAACTGAAGATACTCCAGAAGAGTATGTAAACGAAATGGTAAAGGTATTCCAAGGTGTAAAGAGAGTTCTTCGTGATGATGGTACTCTTTGGTTGAACATTGGTGATACATTCGGAAAGAACAAGAACCTCCTTGGTATTCCTTGGTTGGTTGCTTTTGCTTTGCAGAAGGATGGTTGGATTCTACGCAGTGATATTGTCTGGCACAAGACAAATCCTATGCCAGAGAGTGTCAAGGATAGACCAACACGATCACATGAATATTTTTTCTTGCTAGCAAAGAACAAGAATTACTATTATGATATCGAGTCTACAAAGACTGTTTCAAAGCATCCTGAAGATAAGCGTGTAGAAAATGGTCACAAGAGAAAGACCAAGGAATGGCAAGAACAAACTGGTCTTCCTGCACACTCAGGATTTAATAAGAATTACGAAACTGCAAACTTGCGTGATGTTTGGAGCATTGCTACCAATACATACAAGGGAGCACACTTTGCAACATTCCCATTGGATTTGATCAAACCTTGCATCGTAGCAGGTTGTCCGGTGGGTGGAACTGTTCTAGATCCATTCTCTGGTTCTGGAACTACGGGGATTGTATCCTGCATGAATGATAGAAATTATTTGGGAATTGAGTTGAATCCTGAGTATCATGCGCTATCATACAAGCGTTACAATGAAGAAGTATCCCCACTTACTACAATAATGGAATGAGTGAATTTTATACACATGTTTCTGTTCGTGGTAACTACATTCTGTACACAGGGTACAAGAATGGTAAGAGAGTAAGAGAGAAGGTCAAGTTCTCTCCCACTCTGTATGTTCCTGCAGGACCAGATCAGATCAAGACTACTCCTTGGAGAACTCTGGACAATCTTCCAGTTGTTCCTTTTGAATTTGATTCTATCTCTGATTGCAGAGAGATGATCGAAGAGTACAAGGATGTTCAGGGTTATCAGATCTATGGTAATACAGATTATCAATATCAATTTATTGGTGATCGTTATCCAAACCTAGAATACGATCCAAACACTCTAAAGGTGTGTTATCTTGATATTGAAACTCAATGTGAAGATGGATTCCCAACTGTGGAAAAAGCAGATCAGAAGGTCAACATCATCACTGTTCGTTTCCTACAGCAAGGTCAGGAAACTATTCATACCTATTGTCTTGGTCGAGCAAAGCCAGTTCAGAACAATCATATGGTCTTTGAGTATGATTCTGAGAAGGAAATGCTCCAAGCATTTATTGAACAGTGGAAGTATTATGACTTCGACATCATCACCGGATGGAATATTCAGTTCTTCGATATTCCATATCTCGTGAACCGTATCACAAATCTTTTTGGTGACGGTGAAGCAGGTAAACTCTCTCCTTGGGGTATTGTAAAGCCTCGTAAGGTTTACATCATGCAGAGAGAGCAGATTGCCTATGAACTCTTGGGTGTTTCTATTCTAGACTATCTTGATCTCTACAAGAAGTTCACATTCGTGACCCAAGAATCTTACAGTCTCAATCATATTTCATATGCAGAACTTGGTGAGAAGAAAGCATCCTTCGAGGGATTCGATGGTATTCTCGACATGTATACCAGAGACTTTCAGAAGTTTGTTCAGTATAATGTGAAGGATGTCGATCTAGTTGTAAAACTAGAACAAAAACTCAAACTTCTTGAACTTGCTCTTGCTCTTGCGTATTCTGCAAAAGTGAATCTGGTTGATGTGTTTTCTCAAGTTCGAACTTGGGATACAATCATCTATCATTATTTGAACAGCAAGAAGATTGTAATTCCACAAAAGAATATCGAAGAAAAGGATACCGCATTCGTCGGTGCTTATGTGAAGGAACCACAGGTTGGTATGCACAAATGGATTGTATCCTTCGACTTGGATTCGCTATATCCACATCTTATTATGCAATACAACATCTCACCTGAGATGAAACATGATATGGGTAAGCGTGGAACTCTTCGACCAGAGGATATCCTGTATCCGGATAGTGAAGAAGCAAAGAAGCAGTTCCTACTTCTAAAAGATCATCAAGAAGTCATTCGTGAGAAGAATCTCAGCATGGCTGCGAATGGTGTATACTTCAAGAGAGACAAGCAGGGATTTCTTCCTGAACTCATGGAAACCATGTACAAAGAACGCAAGATGTACAAGGAAAAGATGTTGGACGCAAAGCGTAGACTGAAGAATGAGAAGAATCTCAGCAAGGAAGAAGAACAAAAGATCAAGTTTGATATCAGCAAGTATCACAACTTTCAATTGGTTCGAAAGATTCAATTGAATTCAGCCTTCGGTGCTGTTGGTAATCAATACTTCCGTTATTATGATCTTGATCTTGCAGAAGCAATCACAGTGTCTGGTCAGTTATCCATTCGTTGGATTGAGAATGCTTTGAATGTATTCCTCAACAAAACTGTAGGAACAAGTGATGTTGATTATGTAATCGCATCTGACACAGACTCTGTGTATCTCTGTCTTGATAAACTTGTAGACAAGTCGTTCAAGGGCAAGACTCCAGACAATGAGAAGATTGTCAAGTTCCTAGACAAAGCGTGTAATGAAATCATCAATCCATTCATTGAGAAAAAGTATGTTGAATTGTATGAAATCATGAATTCGTTCGGTCAGAAGATGCATATGAAGCGCGAGTCTATCGCTAGTAAGGGTATATGGACTGCCAAGAAGCGTTACATGTTAAATGTTCTCATGGGTGAAGACAATGTTCTTCTGAACGAACCAGAGATGAAGATCATGGGTATCGAAACAACCCGTTCTTCAACTCCACAAATTGTTCGTGATGGTTTGAAGAAAGCGATTCATATCATTATGAATTCTGATGAAGACGCTTTGATTTCTTTCAAAGATGACTTTAAAAATAAATTTATTAGTTCACCAGTAGAAGCAATTGCATTCCCACGAGGATGCAATGGTGTAAGTGAATATTCTGATTCTTCCAGTATTTACAAGAAGTCAACACCAATTGCTGTGAAGGGTGCTTTATTGTTCAATCATCACTTGAAGAAGCATAAATTAACAAAGAAGTATTCTGCCATTAAGGATGGTGAAAAGGTAAAGTTTGTTTATTTGAAAACACCAAATCCAATTGGTGAACATGTGATTTCATTCACAAATACTTTACCAAAGGAACTTGAACTGCATAACTATATTGACTATACTAAGCAGTTCGAAAAGAGCTTTATAGAACCTCTCTCTACTATCGTTAAGGTCATTGGTTGGGATCTTGAGAGAAGGACAACATTGGAGAGTTTATTCATATGAAAGACAATGATACAATTGAATATCTACAACAGTTAATTCGCAACCGACTTCTTGATCTTGAGAGTTATATTACAAGATCACAAAGAGATAAGAAGGCAAGTTTAGATTATTATGAAGAGTTGATTGATGAACGAAAGAAGTGTAGAGAGGCAGCACTTTGGTTGGATAAGGCAGTTCAAAGTGGAATTATAATATGAAAAAACTTACTATTGGAATTCCAACTTATAATGATTATGACGGATTGTATTTTACATTACAATCTATAAGAATGTATCATTCTGAAATTTTGAATGATATTGAATTTATTATAATTGATAATAATCCAACTAGTAATCATGGTAAAAAGAATGAAGAGCTGACTAAATGGGTAAAAGAACCTATTCAGTATATTAAGTATGAAGAAAACCGTGGAACTGCTGCAGCAAAGAATCAAGTTTTTAAATATGCAAATACACCATATGTTATGTGTATTGATAGTCATATTATGATTCAACCAAAATCTTTGAAGAAACTCATAAACTATTTTGACAACGGTAAAGATGAAGGTAATCTTATACAAGGTCCACTAGTCTATGATGATTTTATTTCAATCTCTACACACTTTGATTTAGTTTGGAGAGGTGACATGTGGGGAGTTTGGGCAACAGATCAAAGGGGTATTAATATTGAATCTCCTCCATTTGAAATACCAGCACAGGGTATGGGTTTATTTTCATGTAGAAAAGATTCTTGGTTAGAGTTCAGTCCTTTATTTAAAGGATTTGGTGGTGAAGAAGGATACATTCATGAAAAATATAGAAAACATGGTAAGAAAGTCATGTGTTTACCATTCTTGAGATGGATGCACAGATTTGAAAGACCAAATGGTGTTCCTTACACTTTAACCCTTGACGAAAAGGTTAGAAACTACTATATTGGGTTTTCGGAATTGGGTAAAGATACTAAAGAGATCACCGAGCACTTCAAGGACAGATATGATCCTGAAGTTTTGAAAAAACTTCATAAAGATAGTTTGAGGGAAGTGATAGCGTATTACAGTAAAAATGAATTTACAAGGAGAACAAAATGAGTTTTATCGATGATATTATTAAGACTTCGGGTAATGAGTTTGCAGGATTAGTTGAGGACGGTCTTGAAGGAAGTGATGTGAAGGGATTTGTTGACACTGGTTCATACGCATTCAATGCTCTTGTTTCTGGTTCACTCTATGGTGGTATTCCAGATAACAAGATCATCGCTTTAGCAGGTGAATCGGCAACAGGTAAGACTTACTTCTCAATTGGTATTGTGAAGAAGTTCCTAGAGGATCGTAAGGACGGCATTGTTCTTTACTTCGATACGGAGCAAGCAGTTACCTCTGACATGTTTATTTCTCGTGGTGTAAATCCTAAGCAAGTTGCTGTGTTCCCTGTAGCAACTATTGAAGAGTTCCGTCTACAGTTGATCAAGATCATCGACAAGTACATGGAACAACCAAAGGAATCACGAAAGCCAATGATGGTTGTTCTTGACTCGCTCGGTATGTTGTCAACCAGCAAGGAAATGGCAGACACTGCAGAGGGTAAGGAAGTTCGTGATATGACTCGTTCACAGGTTATCAAGAGCACCTTCCGTGTTCTCACGCTAAAGATGGGCAAAGCAGGTATTCCTCTGCTAATGACTAATCACACTTATGATGTTGTTGGTTCTTATGTTCCAATGAAGGAAATGAGTGGTGGTTCTGGTCTTAAGTATGCTGCTTCGACTATTGTTTATCTTTCAAAGAAGAAGGATAAGAACTCAGATGGTCAGGTAGTTGGTAATATTATTCACTGCAAACTACACAAGAGTCGTCTGACCAAGGAAAATCAGATGGTAGATGTTAAGTTAAACTACGATAGTGGCTTAAATAAGCACTATGGACTAGTTGACTTGGCTCTGAAGCATGGTATATTCAAGAAGGTTTCAACCCGTATTGAACTTCCAGATGGTAGCAAGGCATTCGAGAAGAACCTCATCGAAGAGCCAGAGAAGTATTTTACCAAGGAAGTAATGGAAAAACTCGAAGCAGCGGTTGCTGTCGAGTTCAAGTACGGAGCAGGAGCAACTGAACAAGAAACTGCAGAATGAATTCTATTGTTGAAAAAGTAATTCTCGAAAATCTTCTTTACAACGAGAATTATACTAGGAAGGTTGTACCATTCCTAAAGGATGAGTACTTCCAAGTCAAAGAGGATAAGGTCATCTATAAGACCATATCTGAGTTTGTCTCCAAGTATAATAAACTTCCCACTAAAGAAGCACTACTGGTAGATCTTTCAAACAACAAGAATTTAACTCAACAAGAGTATGATTCTATGGTTGCAAAGATCAACGACTTCTCAACCTCTGAGCAGGATGAGCAGTGGCTCGTAAATGAAACAGAAAAGTTCTGCAAGGATAAAGCAATCTACAATGCAATTCTTGAGTCGATTCATATCATAGATGGTAAGTCACAAACACATACGAAGGAAGCACTTCCATCTATTCTTTCTGATGCTTTAGCAGTATCTTTTGATACAAATATCGGTCACGATTATATCAAGGATTCAGAAAAGCGATATGAATTCTATCATACGGTAGAAAAGAAGATTCCATTTGATTTGGAGTTCTTCAATGATATTACGAAGGGAGGAGTTGCTACAAAAACTCTAAACATCGTAATCGCAGGTACTGGTGTTGGTAAGTCTCTATTCCTCTGTCACCAAGCAGCAAATTGTTTGATACAAAACAAGAATGTATTGTACATCACCTGTGAGATGGCAGAAGAAAGAATTGCAGAGCGTATCGATGCCAACATCATGGATATTACAATTGATGAACTAAAATCTTTACCAAAGCAAGTCTATGCAAAGAAGTTATTCAATGCAACTAGAGGAGTTACTGGTAAACTTATCATCAAGGAATATCCAACTGCAACTGCACATGTGAATCATTTCAGATATCTTGTAAATGAGTTGAAACTCAAGAAGAAGTTTATTCCTGATATCATCTTTATTGATTATCTGAACATTTGTGCATCTGCTCGTATGAAGCAGGGTGGTTCTGTGAATTCCTATACTTACATCAAGTCGATTGCAGAAGAACTTCGTGGTCTTGCAGTTGAACTTGGTGTTCCAGTGTTCTCTGCAACTCAGGTGAATCGTGAAGGTTACAACAATACTGATTTCGGTCTTGAGAATACTTCAGAGTCATTTGGTTTGCCTGCAACAGCAGATTTCATGTTTGCTATTATTGCAACTGAAGACCTAGACAAGAGAAATCAAGTTATGGTAAAGCAGTTGAAGAATCGCTATAATGATCTTGCGAGTAATCGTAAGTTTGTTATTGGTATCAATCGTGCAAAGATGAAGTTGTACAATCTTGATGCATCAGCACAAGATGGTTTGACTGGAACCGGAGAGGATGAAGATGTTGGGTCAGAAGGTCATGATAATAAGTACACATCAAAGTTTAGTGTTCGTAAATTTAAGAAATCAGAAGATTGGTCAAACTAAGGAGATTTTATGTCAGAAGAAATTATGATGAAGCA